CTAACTCAATAGCTGAGTAGTTATTATAGTTTCCGTGTCAAGCCCTCATGAATTGCGGCGACTTCTATAATTAAGCCTTGATTTAAATTGTTTGCTTCCTCAAAAGAAAAATCTGATTGAGAGAAGTCAGGTAGCTTTATTGTAAAGTTTTCAACAAAGTCAAAAGCCATGTTTACTCCATTTTTATTAGATCAAAATATATAGTAATTTAGTTTTATAACATTAAACAATTTTATATAAAGATATCACGTTTTTATATACTTTTCAAAAAGAACAGATTCTCTTTGATCGCCTTCCTTTAAGAAGTTAGGAAGAAGCTCTTGATGCATTAGGTGTGGAGCATAAAGGTATGCTGCACTGTACAGATCTAGGCCTTTTCTTTTTGCGTCTAGGCACCAGCCCAAATCTTCTCCTTGAGAATGAAATTCATAATTAATATTTTCGTAAGTTTTCTTTGACATCATTTTTGCTGCCATTATTATATCTGTTTTAAAATAACTTCCAATTGGATATGACTCTTCTCGATATGCTTTGTCTGATCCGTCATTTTTCCAAGTCATTACACTTGGAAAGTTTGTGTCAAACGGAGTCATAAACATCAGTGGACTAACTGCATCTGCACCATCATCAATATGAGCCATGAGTAGCTCTATTGTAGAAGGATGCTTTATTATTATATCAGAGTCTAAACTAAAATAATAATCAGGTTTTATTTCTCTTACTTTTTCTAAAAGAGAGTTTCTAAGATTTACCATATTATGATACTTAGACATTGTCCATTGTCTGGAATTAGCAGAATGCTCAAAGTGAGGAATGTCTTCTCTTATAACAATCTCATAGTGAGGAATCTCTGGATGTACGCTAGCAAACTTTTTTAAGAATGCAATTGTTTCTTCGTCATCTGGAGATGTTTCAAAAACAAAACCTATGTCTGACAAAGATATTGACTGTCTTTCAATTGCTGATGCCCATAAGGGGAATATCCAACTTCTTTTATAAATTGGACAACCAATTAATATTTTCATCATACTTCTTGCGTATCAGCTGGTTCTGTCTTTGTAGACTTTTTTGCAGCGGGTTCAGCCTTTTCTTTTGGCTGCTCTTGCTCTTTTTGCTTAGGTTCTTCTTTTGCTACTTCAGTAGGTGTTTGCTCAACTTCTACTACTTCATCGTCATCTTCAGTGAGGGCTTCAAATATATCGGAAAACGCATCAACAATATCAACGAGAATTTGAAGAGCTAATCTTACTTGACCATTTTCTACGGCTTCTTTAAATCCTTCAACTGCATTCTCTTCTCTAAGATACTGTTTAGAGATTTCTGACTCAATAATAAAACTCATTTTATTTCCTTATTTTTCTGTTTCAACATCTACTGGATATATATTATACTCGTCTTCTAGCAAACTTTCAACAAGACCAAGCCAGGCATTGTCGGATCTTTTTATATTTGGCGAAGTATTTCTTCCTTGTTGATTTTGTGGCCTAACAGAGTTGCCTGGCCCTCTTCTTTTTGAAGGGAGGTTTCTTTGACCTTTGTTAGCAGGCTCTTGTTTGTCTGCATCTTTAACGACGTCTGTTTGCGCATCTTGCGCAGCTTGTGATTGAGCCATTGCCATATCCATTTGAACTTTAGCCTGTTTGGCCTGAAACATATCATCTTCTTCTGCTTCTGGATCAACACCTAAGGCTATTCTTGCTTCTGTTAAGCCAATTAAATTGCTAACATACTTTTGTATAATATGAGTTTCTTTTTTGACTTGAGTGTCAACATCGATTTCATTAAACTTAAAGTAGCATCTATCAGATGTATCGCTTCCAAGAGGATTTGTAATTGGATCAAATCCGCCTTCAAATAATAGCTCATTAAATATATGAACCCTTATCATTTCCGCAAACTGCTTTTGGAACTGCTTTATCTTGTCATATAAAGCGGTATCTAGTCTTTCGGTCATCGCTCTATTTCCACCATTTAAGGTCATACCTAAATGATGAGGAGCAACGCCGAGTCCAATAGCAACTCTTTCTTTAAAGTGATCTAAGTATGCACTTGCATCTAGTGCCGCATTATTTGCACCAATAACATCTACGTCGTGCCTAAATGGCAGAATTAATCCACCTTCTGCTCTAAGGTTTTCTATCTCAGAGGCTGCTTGATCAATTTCTTCTGGCTCTGCTGGCTGATCGGCAGTTCCAATTCTGTACTTATAAAGAGGAAATAGTTCTCTGTGAACAAGATTTTGTATGTCTTCTTCCATTTGCCTTAAAGCAACAACGTCATCCAAAACGTTTGACATAAATGGAGTTCCAAATGCTCGTCCTGGTTTTCTGTCAAAGAAAAGATGTATAACTCTTTCTGCTGACCAAACTGGATCTCTATCTGTTGGTGCGTAAGTTAAAGGATCTGTTTGTTGCTGATAAGACTTAGGTCTATTGTATCTATCGCGCAAAATTCTAGTTTGTTCTGTTGGAATTAAATAATACCCAACAACAGGCTGACTGGCATTAACGGGTTCTATCTTAGAAGGAAAGTATTCTGATAAATCTCCTCTTCCTTTTACAATAAAAACGTTTGCGAACTTAAAAAGCTGATCAGATAAATCAATAAGAAAATCAAGAAAAGGCCTTTTCATAGCCATTTCCATATAGTCAATTCTTTGATACAAGTATTCAACAGCTGCTGGATTTTCTCCAACTATCTGCCAACCTTCTTTCCAAAAAAGATCTTTGTACTTTCCTACTGCTTGTCTAACATAAGAGTCGGTATCAACGGCTTGAAGAATGCGGTCAAAGTCATATGGCGACGGCTCAAAATTGCTTCTACCTGTATAAAAATAATTTGTCCCCTGATATCCTAGGGCTAAGGCAGCAACCTTCATCGTCTTAGCTAAGCCACTAATTTGTGTAGCATCTAGCTGCGCTGATGCAAAGTCGAACTCTTGACTAGATGACTGTTGAAAAGGTAAATACTGACGTATGGGCATTGGGGCACTCCAGAGGTTTAGTTTGTTGCTCTATAGTACGGTTTTTTATTTAATATATTCAGCTTTTAAGGCCAGTTGCTTCAAACGTCTTAGTGAGAATAATATTTTTAACCGCTTCAAGCCAAAAAATTGTTTCTGGCTCTGAAAAATCACTCTTATAGGCCAGGTTTGCTTCGCTAATGTTGATAGTGATTGTAAATTCTTTTGGTGCTTCTACTGCTGTTTCTTCTGACATTTTACTTTTCTTTCTTTGCTGTTTGTGGAACTGAAAAATCTTCTTTTTGTTCTGACGCCTGCTGTATTTGAGATACTAGTTGCTTGATTGTTGCCTCTTTAACAACTAGCTCTGTCATAAGCTGGCTAACTTTTTCTTGAAATGATTGAATAATTAGATTTACATCTAAATTAGACTCTTGCATTGTTTCTCCTAATATAGAAATTACTTGTAGAGTATATCAGCAATATTATTGTGCTGCAAGTTGCTCTTCTAAAGATTCAATTCTATTATTCAAATATTTAACAGCACCAACTAGTGTAGCTATTAAGGCGTTTTCTTTCCACATTTTTCTAGTAAAGTATTTTTCATTATCCAAAGAAAGACTATTTATTAATTCTTGGTCATCTTCGTTTGATAAATTTTCATATTCTACAGTTGGAATTGTTCCAACATATTTAAAATTAGATTCATCAAAATCTTCTATAATAAAACCTCTATCTCCATCTTTTAAATTGTATTGAAGTGATTTTAGTGAATCTTTTCTTTTACTTATATAACTAAAATCTTTTACTGGCGGAAGACTTAATATATCTTGCATAGCTTCTTCTGGTGTTACAATTTTAATATTTTCTTTAATCTTAATAGTAGAAGTTTTACTTGCTATAAAGTAGCCAGTTCCAGCACTTACGAATCCGAGAGCAATAGTAAGAGGGGTTCCTTCTCCGGGTATCAACATCGCTGAATCCAGCAACGTTAAAAATGTCTGACCTACTAGTTCCAAGCGCTCCAGCAGAGACTAAGGCGATGTCTCCATGAAAAGTATGCTCTCTAGTTGCAGCTGTTGCATAAGGTGTAGCTACATCGTTTCTCCTACCGTAGACTATTCTATTATTTCTACTAGACTGAATGTTAACTGCATCATCTGTGTCTACTCCTAATGTATTTTGCGACTTGCGAATAGTTAAGTAATCATTTTCTTGACCAATCCTTAGACTCTTGTTTGCTCCAGCGTAAATAAAAATTTGACCTGTCGATGACCCAGTAGGAGATCCAGTTGCTCTAATTTGCAAACCCAAATCTCCAACAGTGCCTGTTGCATAGATGTTGTTTGCAAACACATTTCCAGAACTGTCTATTTGAAATGTTGGACTGGCAACATCTGAGTTTTTGATTGTCGCACCGATTATCTGTCCTCCATTAATTTTTCCTGTAGCTGTTATATTTCCGCTAAATGTTCCTGCAGTAGCATTGATAGTTCCATCTACTGTTAGATTTGTTCCATCAAAATATAGTTTACTGCCTAAAGAAAATTTATTTGCAGAAACGCTATCTGATGTATTCCAGCCAACAAACATAACAGAGCTTTTATATCCACCTGCTCCAAACTGTAAAGAATTGGTTCCTATTGTTAATCCACCTGCGCTTGAGCTACTAATAGTTGCATTAGTTGTTATTGCTCCTGTTACGGTTAATGTGTTGTCATCCCACTGCATGTAGTTGGTGGAGTTTCCCACTTTTAGAAGAGATCCAGAACCTGTTCCTCCAGTTGGATTCCAATACAGTCGGTTTGTTGCATTACCAACTACAAATTCAGAATTTGACGTGTCATTTGCGGCGTTTCTTGCCCATCTATTATCAGCATTGATAAAAATAGAGTT